GGCATCGAAGGCCTGCCGCAACCCGAAGACGTGAGCGGCCTGAAGTCGAAGGTCGAGGAACTGCTGAGCGAGAAGAAGGCGGCCGAGAAGGCCCGTCGCGAAGCAGAGGAAGCGGCCCGCACCGAGCGCGAAGAGGCGGCCCGCAAGTCCGGCAACGTGGAAGAGCTCGAAAAGTCCTGGACCGAGAAGTACAACCGCCGCGAAGCGGAACTGACCGGTCAACTGGAAAGCACCAACAGCGCCCTGCAAGGCCAGATCCGGGATCTGACCGTAGGCCGCACCGCTACCGATATCGCCACCACTCTGGCCATCCCGGGCAGCGCCAAGGCATTGCTCCCCCATATCGAACGCCGGCTGAGCGTCGAGCAGCGTGACGGCAAGCCAACCGTCGTCGTGCTGGACGCCTCCGGCAAGCTCTCCGCGGCAACGCTGGACGAGCTGAAAGCAGAATTCACCAACGATCCGGCCTTCGGTCCGCTGATCGCTGGCAGCAAAGCATCTGGCGGCGGGGCCGGCGGTGCAGGTAAAGGCGGCGGGGCCGCACAAGGCAACATCGGCGGCAACAAAGACGAGCGCACCAAAGCACTCGCAAGCAGATTCCCAGACCTCCCCCTCAAGTAAAGGATTGACCTCATGTCCCTGTCTCAAATGCAAGTGTTCAACGATTTCATCATGCCGGCCACGCTGGAAAGCCTGGATCAGATGCTTTCGGCGTTCAACGCTGCCAGCCGCGGCGCTATCGTCCTGTCTCCGGACGGCTTCACCGGCGACTTCCTGCAAGAGTCGTTCTTCCAGAACCTGGCCGCTGCCCAGCGTCGTGTCGACCGCTACGCCGCCAACGGTGCAGCGCCAATCACCGACCTGACCGAGCTGAAAAACTCTTCGGTTAAGGTTGCCGGCGGCTTCGGCCCGATTCGTTACGAGCCGTCGCAAATGACCTGGCTGGAGCGTCCGACCGTTCAGGGCATCGAGGTTGCGTCGCGCGCCTTCGCCGAGATCCTGCTGAAGGATCAGCTGAACACCGCCATCGCTGCCCTGGTTGCTGCGATCACCGCCCAGGCATCCGCCGTCAACGACGTGTCGGCCACCGCCGGTATCTCTCAGTCCGGCCTGAACAATGCGCACGCCAAGTTTGGCGACGCTTCGCAGAACCTGGTCACGCAGATCATGCAGGGCACCACCTACCACAAGCTGGTAGATCAGGCCATCACCAACGCCACCCAGCTGTTCGTGGCTGGCAACGTCCGCGTTATCGACATCCTCGGCAAGGTCTCCGTCGTAACCGACGCCCCAGCCCTGATGGTTGCCGGCACTCCGAACAAGGAGATCATCCTCTCCTTGGCGCAAGGTGCTGCACTGGTTCACGACAGCCGCGACATCATCAGCAACGTACAGACCACCAACGGCAAGGAGCGTATCGAAACCACGCTGCAAACCGACTACACCTTCGCCCTGGGCCTGAAGGGTTACACCTGGGATACCGCCGCCGGTGGCAAGTCCCCAACCGACGCCGAACTGGCGACTGGCTCGAACTGGGACAAGACAGCGGCCAGCATCAAGCACACCGCTGGTGTGGCCCTGATCGGTGACGCTTCCAAGTAACCCACTGAATACCGCGCCGGGGCAGCCTGGCGCGGCTGAGGATTGAGCATGACCGATAAGAACATCTGGTATCTGCCGGGGCCATTTCATCGCTACGAGGAAGACATCAAGGCCATCGCCAAGAAGGCAGGCCTGCGAATCATCGACGCCAACGTGACCGAGAGTCGCGACGGTGAATGCGAGAAACCGCCGAAGGTGACCCTCAAGGAGCTGCCGCCGGTGCCGGTGATCGTGCCGCCACAGTCGGAATCTGAAACTGAACTGCAGGATTTGATCGCCGGACTGAATGCCGAGCGTGACGGCCTGCGCGGCCTGATCGAATCCCTCGAAGGCGTCAGTCCTCTGGAGCATCCAGGCGCTGGAGAGTTGCCGATCCGCCTGTTCGACGCGCTGAGCAGCATTCATCAAGGCATCGCTGGGGTTAAGGCCGAGCGTGACGACCTGCAGTGCATTTTGCGCATGGTCGATACACTGGCCGAGTCCGTCGAGAACAGAATTCTTGATCTTCCTTCCGGTGATGGGGTTGCGCTTCGAATCCATCAGGCGGTCACCGAGCTGTGGGTGGATCTTGAGCGCGAGGTTAAAGCGCGCGAAGCCGCCACCGAAGAAGCCGAAGCGCTGCGAAAGGAAGTTGCCGAGCTCAAGCAGGCAGCGACCGAGCGCGCCGAGAAGACCGCCAAAGCCAAGCCGTAACACCGGGGCTACGGCCCCACCAATTCAACCGGAGGCCGGATGGCTACCTACATCACCGTGGCCGACGTGGACACCATCCTCGGCACCGACTGGACCACTCCAGACAAGAAAGACCGCTCCGTCATGCAGGCCAACGCCTATATGACCTCGCTCAATCTGTCCGGCGTCGACATGGACGCGATCCCGCAAGAGGTCAAGCAGGCAGGCTCTGAGCTGGCCAAGTGCGCCGCCGATGGCGTCCTGTACCAGCAGCAGTCGTCTGGATCGCTGGAAGCCAAGACCGTCAAGGCTGGATCGGTGACGACCTCGAAGACGTTCGGCGCGATCGACTCCAGTTCAACCAAGGCTCAGGCCGAGGGCATTCAGTTCGCTCTGGCGCTGCTGAATCCCTGGCTTCGGTCGTCCTTCGGCTTCGACGTGTGCAGGTGACCCATGGGAATGCGCGAAGAGATCCAGGCCGATCTGGCTGAGGCGTTCGACACTGACCTGGCCGATGCGGTACAGGCCTTCACCGGCTCGTATCTCGGGCCGGGTGTCTTTGATCCGGTCACCGAGACCAATACCGCCGAGACGATCACCTACACCGGACGCGGCATTCTCGACGAGTACGACAGCCGGCGCATCGACAACGTGAACATCAAGGTCGGCGACGTGCTGCTGATTGCCTTGGTCAACGAAACCACCGATACCCCGGCCATTGGCCACAAGATCACCGTCGAGGATCTACTGACCGGCGAACCAGCGGTTTACACCGTCGTCAGCCCGGGCATCGATCCGGCCAAGGCGCATCTAGAGCTACAGCTGAGGAAATAACCATGGCCAGAGGGGGGTGGGATAAGCCGCCAAGCGAGTTTCGCGAGACGATCGATGACGATGTTGGCACTCATGCCCGAGTCGTCGCCATGGCCGTGCTGCAGGAGGTTGTGTTGCGATCCCCGGTCGGCAACCCTGACTTGTGGCAGGCCAACACCCAGGCGCGCAGCAAGGCGGTATCGCTGGCCGACGCCTACGACGAACTGGCTGCCTCGCTTGGACGAAAGAAGCTGACCAAGCGCGAGCGCAATGAGAACTTCTATGTCAATGACCTTTCGGTCGGCAAGGGCTACGTCGGCGGCCGTTTTCGCGGCAACAACTTCGTGACCATCGATGAGCCCGGCTACTACCAGCTTGAGCGAGTTGATCCGGGTGGCTCGCAAACCATATCGGCCGGATCTTCAGCGATCAACACCGCGCCGGCATATTCGACGATCTACATCCAAAACAATTTGCCGTACGCGGAGCCCCTTGAAAACGGTCACTCCACCCAAGCACCTGGCGGCATCTACGCCGTGTCCTTCCATGGCGTCTCACAGGCCTACAGCAAATGACCTTCGAACAGATCCGCGCCATCGTCATCACCCGCATGACGCAGTGGACCGGCATCCCTGCGGCAAGCGTCGATTATCCGAACAACAAGATTTTTGACCCGGCCGGGAAAACCATTTGGGCGCGACTGGCGAACATCCCCGGCCTGTCCAGTACGCCAGAGGTGGGCTTGACACCGTGCGTGCGCAAGACCGGCATCGTCGTCGTTCAGCTGTTCGTGCCGGCCTACACCGGCACCCTCGCCATTACCAAGGCCGCAGACACGCTGGTCGAGCAGTTCCAGTTCTTCAGTCAGGGCACCTTTGAGTGCTTCGCAGTCTCGTCCGCGCAGATCGGTGACGACGGCAACGGCTGGTTCCAAGTGAACATCCAGATCCCATACCGGGCGCACTGAGCCCCAAACCCCCGCAGCAGGAGAAACACCAATGAGTTCAGGCGCCAAGAACCGGACGGCCTATGTCCGCGAAATCACACCAGGCGTTACCCCTGGGTCCGGCTGGAAAGAGCTGATCCGCACGTCCTACGGCCTCGGCCCGACCCAAAATACCGCCGAAAACAACGAGATTGCGCAAACCCGCATGTCTCAAGGCACCACCGCGACTACCGTTGACGTGGCGGGCGAAGTCGGCCAGAAATGGCGCTACGGCGGCGCGATTGACGATTTCCTGGCCTCCTGCTTCGGCAATGACTGGTCCAGCAACTCGCTGACCCTGGGTGATCAGCGCATCACCTTCTCGCTGGCCTCGTTCGCGAGTGACGTGCTGGTCTCGTCGATTGCTCGCGGCGCGCAAGTCGCCTCGATGGCCTTCACCTTCGGCACCGACGACGACATCACCATTGCCACCAACTTCACGGCAACCGGCTGGGAAGGCAAGGTCGACGCTACCCCTTACTTCAGTGGTGCCGCTGCCGAGCCGCACGCCGCCCGCTACAACTTCAAGGACTTCATCAGCCTGACCCTGGATGGCGTGGAAGCGGCCCCGGGCAGCGGTACCTGCATCAGCGCCATGGACCTGACGTTTGACAACAACGTCCAAACCCAGCGCTGTATCAACAACGGCGCGTTCGTGGGTAACGTCATCCCGACCATCTTCGGTGCGACTGGCTCGATCACCATCGCGTGGTCTGCGGCCTCCTATGCGCTGTGGATCAAACAGCAAACGGGCGATTCCGTGGCCGTGGCCTTCACCATCGAGAACAACGATGGGCGCTACACCTTCACCCTTCCGGAAATGGAAGTGAACGGTGACTGGCCGGACGGTGGCGCAACTGATGTGATTGAGGTTCAGCTGAACGTGGCCGCCCGCCGCACGGCTCCGACCATCACTCGCGCTGCGTACGTGGCACCCACCAGCGTGACCATCGCGCCGGCTTCGGTGTCCATCGCTGTCGCCGCCACTCAGCAACTGACCTCGACCGTCGCCCCGGCTGGTGCGTACCAGGGTGTCACCTGGTCGAGCAGCGATCCGACCAAGGCCACCGTATCGGCTACCGGCCTGGTCACCGGTGTGGCGATCGGCTCGGCAGTCGTCACCGCCACCAGCGTCTCCGATCCGACCAAGACTGCGACCCGCAACGTCACCGTCACCGCCTAACCACCTACATGCAGCCGCTCCACCCGGGGCGGCCACAAGGATTGCCGCATGACCTTCATTCTCCAGAAAAAAGAACACCTTGACGCCCTGTCCACCCGATGGATTGAGCCAGTCGAGGGGCTGCGCCTTAAGGTGGCCTCGGCGGCGAAGGAAGGCTACAAGAACGATTTCCGCGTGGTGATGCGTCATGTGCAGGCCCTGTCAGGTCAGCACGGCATCGGCACCGAAGGCTTCAGCGTCCTGAAAATGGCCGACCTGCCACCACTCGACTCCGACAAGTTGTTTGTCGAGCTGGCGTGCAAGCACCTGGTCATCGACTGGGAAGGCGTGGCCGAGGCCGACGACCCGAGCAAACCGACCCCGTACACCCCGGAGCGCGGTGTGCTGCTGATGGAGCAGTTGCCCGAGATTTACTTTGTCGTCATGCAGGCCGCCCAGGCCATTGCCTTGCGCCAGAAGGAGCAGGCAGCGGAAACCCTGGGAAAGTCCTCGAAGCCTACCGCTGGGCCGTCGAGTGGGCAGGCGAAGCGAACGAGCGGAAAAGAAAAGTCCGCGACCGCTTAAGGGTGGCGGTACCGGATCAGCCCGAGATTGACGTTGTAGGCGATGAGCTGCTGACCGCCTATTACGCGATCAGTCGCGGGCGGCAGTATGTCGGCATGGCTGCCGCGCCTGCACCGATATCCATTAGCGCAATCACTGACTACCTGTCGGCCTACGGGTCATCCGTAGACCGGCGAGAGTTCGACGAGGCGATCTTTGCCCTGGACGACGTGTTTCGGAAGAACTGGGAAGACGAGCAGGATAAAAAGAAGACGAAGGACAAGTAGTGAACCGCGTGCGGTCGGTGGTAAATTGCCTTCATCGACAAGGAGGTATCTATGCAGCCGATTTGGGGTTTCGTCTTCTTCGCACTGATCTGCGGCCTGTCAGCGATCATTGCTCGCAAGCGCGGGAACAGCGGGCTGCTTCACGCCGCCATTGCCGTCGCATTGGGCTTCGGTTTCGTCATCGTTGTGGCCAAGGCTACAGGTGGCACCGATCCGTTCTCGGCGGCACTGGGCGGCTTCATCGGTGGCGCCGCTGGTGTGCTATTCGCCTGGCTGCGCCGATCCGACGCCCAGCAGGCCGAACGTTCCGGGTCATCCGCAGGGCACAAGACCTGCAAGTTCTGCGCTGAAGTCGTCAAGCTGGAAGCGCTCAAGTGCAAGCACTGCGGATCTGACCTGTCCGGGTGACTCATCATTGAAATAAGAGACCGCCTCCGGGCGGTTTTTTTATGCCCGGAGAAAACTCATGGCGCAAGAATCACGCCTCGCGATAATCATCGACTCAAGGCCTGCCGAGAAGAATGCCGACAGCCTGAGCGAATCGCTTCAGCGCGTAGAGAAGGCGGGCGATAGCGCCGCTGCATCAGTTGATAGAACGTCCGAGAGCGTCGGTCAGTTTTCGGAAACCACCAAGAAGACCAAGGCGCCGCTCAGTGATGCCGCGGCAGGTATGTCGAAGGCCGGCCAGTCGGCCGCGCAGATGTCCAACAACATGCGCATGCTGCCGGCGCAGATCACTGACATCACCGTCGGCCTGGCCACCGGCCAATCACCGCTGATGGTATTCCTTCAGCAAGGCGGCCAGCTGAAGGACATCTTCGGTGGCGCGATCCCGGCTCTAAAGGCTGTCGGCGGTTACATCGTCGGCCTGATCAACCCGTTCACCCTGGCTGCTGCAGCTGCTGCATCGCTGGGTGTGGCCTACTTCCAAGGCTCCAAAGAGGCCGAAGGCTTCAGCAAGGCGCTGATCGCCAATGGCAATGCAGCCAATACTAGTACCGATGAACTGATCAATGCCGCCGAGCAAGCCTCACGCATGGGCGTCTCAGTCGGCGCAGCTGCTGAGGCACTGACCAAGCTGGCCGCCTCGGGCAACCCGGTCACGATCATGTACGCCGGCATGGCAGCGGCGGCGGTCAAGTGGTCGAGCGCGACAGGTGAATCCATTGATGAAGTGGTCGCCAACTTCGGCAAGATCGCCAAAGACCCAGTAAACGCCATCCGCGAACTGGACAAGGAACTGAATATCCTCACTGCCACGCAGTACGAGGAAATCCGGGTACTCCAGGAGCGAGGCGAGAAGCAGCAGGCCGCCATGGTGGCTGAAGAGGCCTACGCCAGTGCGATCAGCCGACGCGCAGACGAGATCAAAGGCAATCTCGGCACCCTTGAAAGCGCTTGGGGCGCGATCACCGGCACGGCCAAAAAGGCTTGGGATGCCATGCTCAACGTCGGGCGCCAATCTACGCCCGAGCAGGAGTTGGCAGGCGCCTATGAGGCCCTGGCAAAGCTGAACAAGCAAGGCCAAAACTCGATTGTTGGCAGCTCTGCCGACTTCAAGAAACAAATGTCCGAGGTTGAGGCCGAGATTGGCCGCCTTCAACTGACGATCGCCAACAACGGGGCGCAGGCCCTGGATGATGCTTACAAAAACACCCGCGAGACGGCCGCAAAGGCGGCGATGGACACGCTGCGCACCGCCACCGCTGACTCCATGTCCGAACTGGACAGGCTGCAAAAGAAGCTGAAAGAGCTTGATGTGGCCAAAAAGACTGCCACCGATGCCGGGGCGTTTGGCGAGAAGCAGCAGGCCGAATACGCCAAGGCCCGCGCCGGATACGAGCAGAAGATTGCCGACATCAAAGAGCGGGAAGGGAAGAAGAACAAGCCGAAAAGCGAAAACGGCGCGCTGAGTGCTGCCGAATCCACTTTCGCCAGTCTGTACAAGCAGGCTGACCCGGCACTTGCCGCAGCGCGCGAACTGACCAAGCAGCAAGGTCAGCTCCAGCTGGCTCTGGATCGCGGAAAGATCAGCCAGGTTCAGTACAGCGAAGCGCTGGCCCAGGCTTCGCGCAACTATGCAGCCGTAATCGCCAAGACCGGCGAACTGTCGCAGGCCGAGCAATACCGCCTGCAGATCCAGAAGCAGCTGCAGAACCAGCAGGACGCGGCCAACGCAGCGGCGGCAGCGGTCGGCATGGGTAGTGAGCGTGCAGGTCGCGAACAAGAACGCCTGAAGCTGGAGAAGGACACCAACGACCGGCTTCTAGAGTTGCGCACCGAACTGGCGAACGCCCAGGGCGAAAAGCAACGAAAGGCCCTGCAAGACCAGATCGACATCACCAACGAGATGTACCCCCAGCAAGTCGCCATCATGGAGAACGGCTGGGCGCAGATCGATGCCGCGCAGGCCAACTGGCTGAACGGTGTCTCGGCAGGCTGGGACAACTACCAGGCCAAGGTGGCAGACGTTGCCCTGCAAACCGAAACGGTGATGACCGACTCGCTCGACACGATCACCGCTGGCTACGGCAGCGCCTTCACGAAAATGGCCCTGGATGGACAGACCTTCGGCGAAGTGAGTCGCGGCGTGTTCGACAGCCTGGCTCGTACCGTTCTCGATGGTCTCGGGCAGATGGGCGCGCAATGGCTGGTATTGCAAGGCATCAAGATGGCCTTCGGTCAGACTGAGCAGGCCATGCACATCGCCAGGCTGGCCGGCATTTCCACTGAAATGACCGCCGAAGTAGCCAAGGAAGCCACGGTAACCGCCGCCAAGGTCACCGCAGACGGTGTAACCACGGCGTCCTCCCTGGCTGCAACCGCCACCACCACGACCGCGCAAGTCGCGGCCGCCGGCACCACGCTGGCGTCCTGGCTGCCTGCGGCACTTGTGGCCTCGATCGGCACGTTCGGCGCCGCTGCGGTAGTGGGTGGCGCTGGTCTTCTGGCGGCCTTCGCGTTGATCAAGGGCTTCTCCGATGGCGGTTACACCGGGCCGGGCGGCGTCAATGAGCCGGCCGGTGTCGTGCACAAGGGCGAGGTGGTCTGGTCGCAGGCCGATATCAGCCGGTTCGGGGGGGTCGCCGCAGTCGAGGCCATGCGCCGGGGCGAGGCTATGCCGGCGGGAGTCAGCTCCTCGGGCGGCGGCGCCTCGAAACCTTCCGGCAGCACGACCAGTGCCGCGCCAAGTGAAAGGCCGCTGACCGTCAACCTGCACGAGGATGCCAGCCGGGCGGGCCAGGTCAATCGTCGCCAGCTCAGCGAGCAGGACGTGGTCGACATCTACGTCGCCCAGATTCGCGGCGAGAAAGAAATCCACCAAGTGAACCAGGAGAAGTACGGCTTGCAGTCACAAGGTGTCTAATGCGTTAACATAGGGTCTCTTGCTAGGGACTGAATGGAGCCCCAATGAGCAACCCCATCAACGTAGCCTACGCCTCAGTCGGCAACGACTTGTTCGTCGATACGATCGAGGCAACCTGCTCCGCGTGGGCGGCACCGATCCTCATCTGCTCCGGCTATGAGGATCGCGTCTGCGGCACAGAGGATGGGCGCACGCTCGTCTTTTTGGCGATGGCGGTGGAAGAGGCCCTGCCTGTGCGGGACAACAGCGGTTACCAGAACCTGAACATTGCCTTGGACAACACCGACGGCAAGGTCCAGGCGGCCATCGAGCAGGCGCGCGCAGCATCGGCGCGCATCATCCTGACGAAGCGCCGCTACCTCGAAAGCAACCTGACCTACCCGGCAGAACGCTATCGACTCTCGGTGCTTAACCGGCAGTACGCCAACGACGTAGCCACGCTGACCTGCGGCATGTTCGACCTGTTGGGCACGGCGTTCCCGCGCAACAACCTGACCTCTGACAAAGCGCCGGGGCTGATCTTCATATGAAGGACATCTCGGATTACCTGTCGGCACCTTACCGGGACGGCGCGCGCGGTCCGCTGGCTTTCGACTGCTATGGCCTGGTCAACGCCGTGCGGCACGAAGTGTTCGGCCTGCCGCTACTGCCCTCGCTGGGCGGTGTCGGCCGGTCCAAGTTGCGCGAGAACACCAAGGCCTACCGCGAGGTCAGCGCCGGCCTGGAAGAGTGCCAGCCAGAGCCTGGCGCCATTGCCTCGGCACTGATTGGCGAGTTCCTGGATCACGTCGGCGTGGTCGTGTACCTGGACGGCCAACTGAAGGTGCTCGACACCAATCCGGGAGGCCCCCGCATTCGCACCGTGCGCGACTTCGAGCAGCGCTATCAACGAGTGGTGTATTACAAATGATCGAATTCTTCCCGAACAAAATGGCCGGCTGCCAACCGCTGGCCACCTACACCACGCACGAACGCATGACGATCGAGTCCTGGCTCAAGGGCATGACGGAACACTACCAGCGCGCCCCGGTGCAGCCGGTCAGCGTCGAGCTCAATGGCGAACTGATCTGCCCGACGCTCTGGCACAAGGTCAAGTTCAAGCCGACGGATCACGTCCAGATCTGGAACGAGCCGAAAGGCTCTGACCCGTTCACCATCACCGCCCTACTGATTGTTGGCGCATTTGCTGCGACCAAGCTGCTCATGCCCAAGATGCCCGGGATGCCGGCCAATACCGGCGTGGCCCAGGGCAGCCCGCTCGATGAAGCCAGCGCCAAGGGCAACAAGGTCAAGCTCGGCGAACTGATTCGCAACGTGGCCGGGCATCAGAAGGTGTACCCGTCGTACCTGGCCGAGCCGCGCACCTGGTTTGCCGCACCGCGCGAAAAGTGGGTGGAAATGCTGCTGTACGTCTCCGAAGGCGCGGTGGAACTCAGTAAGCTCAAGGTGGGCGAAACCCCGCTGATTTCCCTTGGCTCCGATGCTCAGGTGGCGATCTACGAGCCCGGCGCTGACGTGTCTGCCGATACCGCCTCGATGCTGTGGTTCAACGCCAAAGAGGTAGGCGCCAGTTCCAGTGGTACGTCAGGGCTTGAGTTGACCGTGTCGACCAACCTCGCCCCGTCCGCCACGGCCTCGGCCTACCAGTTCAACGGCGATACGATTGCCATTCCGGCCGGCGCCGGCAGTTTCCCGGCAGACTGGGAGACCGGTCTGGTTATCCGTGCGCTCGCCCCGTACACGTACACCGTGGTCGATGGCGGTGCGGGCCGCGACATCGTGCAAGGTCCGCTTGAGATGCTGGGGCCTACCCCGGGCATGTTGATTGAGGTTGCTGGCGCGAACGCGGGCAACTACGTCGTCAACTCGTACACGCCGTATGCTCCAGCGGTGCCGCCGACCTCGGGCACCGCCTCAACGATCCTCGGCTCAAGCATCCCGGCGCGCTATGACTTCGACGTGACCCCGCTGTCGGTTACCGTGACGCTGGGCAGCACGCCGTATGCGGTCAACCTGACCACGGCGACCACCAACCTTGCGGGCCTGGTCTCGGCCTTCAACACGGCCAAGGGTTCGGCGCCATTCCTGGCCAGCGCCTCGTCCGGCAAGTTGCTGATCACGCAGTTCGGCACCTTCGGCGGCGAAACGATGGTGGCCACCGGTGGCGCCGATATCCTCGGTTCCAGCCCGGTCAATACCACCGGCACAGCAGCAAGTGCCGGCACGCCAGAAGTGCCGGCACAAATGACCCTGGACTACGATGGTGGCTCACCGGTTGTTGGTTTGGCCCTCGGCTCTGGCCTGGCCACCATTGGCCCTCGCGGCCTGCGCTACCGCATCACCGCGTTCAGCGCCTCGATCATGACCGTTGACCGGCTCACCGCGTCGGGCTCGGTGGATGCGGGGTGGATCGGGTTTAACGCAATGGAGACCGTAAACGGCTTGGTCACCCTCGACCCCTCCAGTCTCGAGGGTGGCTATCGCGGGCCTTTCGCTTGCTCGCCAGAGAATGAAAAGGTCACGCGCATCGAGTACACCATCGCCTTCGACGGCCTGATCGGCATGGGTCGAAAAGGTGATGAATACACGATCTACTCGTCGCATCAGTTCGAGTGGCGCGACATGGATGTTGCCGGGGCGTGGACCGTCCGGACGCAAAGCGTCACCGGTCACTCGCGGGATGCGCAAGGCTTCACCTTTTGGTTCGATCTGCCCTACCCGATGCGACCCGAAGGCAGACTCAAGCGCCTGCCCAAAGGTGGCGGCGCCAACAGCGCCGAGTGGATCGATAGCCCGAGATGGGAAAGTCTGCGTGGCCTGCGTCAGACGCGACCGACCAGCTACCCGGGCATGACCGTTATGTCCGTCAAAATTCGCGGCGGTGATCGGCTGTCTGCGCAATCGGAAAGCCAGATCAACGGCGAAGCAACTCGCGTGCTGCCGGTTCGCTCGGGCGGGGTTTGGCAGGCGCCGGTAGCCACCCGCGGCATCGTGCCCTGGTGCCTGCATGTGCTGAAGTCGTTGGGCTATGAAGACGGCGACATCGACCTGGAGGAATGGGATCGGCTGGACCTGGTATTCAACGCCGCCGGCCAGTATTACGACGAAACCATCGACGACAACAGCACGGCCAAGGATCGGCTCAACGATGCGCTGGCCTGCGGCTTTGCCGAACTGACCATCAAGAACGGCCTTGTCAGCCTGGTGCGTGATGAGCCGCGGGCGATATTTGATATCACCTACGGCCCAAAGACGCAGACCTATAGCCCGCAAAACATGACCAAGAAGCTCAGCATCGCCGGTCCGCTGACCTCGCTCAACGATATCGATGGCGTGGATGTCGAGTACTTCAGCTCGATCACCTGGGCCTGGGAGACGGTGCCGTGCCGCTGGCCGGGCGATGCCGGCAACAAGGTCGAGAAGGTCAAGCTGCCGGGTGTGGGTGACCGAAACCGTGCTTACCAGTTCGGCATGCGACGTCGCGGACACCAAAAGTTCCGGCAGGACACCTACACCTGGGAAACCGAACTGGCCGGCATGAACTCGGACTACCTGAGCTTCTGCGCGGTGGCCAGCGATACCCCTGGGCAATGCCAGAGCGCCGAGCTTGTCAGCGTGCAGGCGGTCAGCGGCGGCTTCGTATTGGAGTCGTCAGAGCCGATCGACTGGTCAGTGCCTGAGATCTACAAAGTCGGCATCAGTCGTGCCGATGGCTCTCTCTCAGGTCCCTTCCAAGCGACTGCAATCGATGAATATCACATGCAGATCGCCGATCTCGACTTTGTACCCGACACCAGCATGAGCGGAAACATGAAGTTGCCTCAGTTGCTGGTCGGGCCTTGGTCGAAGTGGGCCTACCCGGTCCTCGCCACGCGATCCGACCCATCCAACGGCAACGTCGCGATGAAGGGCATGCCCTATGACGCCCGCGTTTACACCTACGACAGCGCCACGGCGCCATAAGGACGGCAAATGATCCCATACCCGGAAGGCCTGCCGTATCCGCTGCGCGACGGCTACGACATGAACACGACTGACCCGGCCGCTCATACCCCCCTGGCTAACGGTCAGATCATATCGCGTCGAAGGTTCAGCAATGTCCCGACATTCACGACAGTCACTTGGGAAATGGACGACGGCCAAGCTCAGACTTTCATGGCCTGGCATCAGTACACCCTGAACGAAGGTGTTGAGTGGTTCGACTGTCCGCTCAAGACGCCGATCGGCATTGATATCTATCAATCCAGATTCAAGGAGATGTACAGCGGCCCAACGCTGGTTGGGATTTCCCGCTGGCGCTTCCGGGCCGTCCTGCAACTGCTCAAGCGCCCAATCATCGACAAAGACTGGCTGATCTACGCCCCCGAATACGTCCTGCACTCTAACATCGTCGACCTCGCCGCAAATCGCGAGTGGCCCGAGGCATGACCTTGCCCAACACAAAAACCAATTCGCCCATCGGGCTACGCATGCCTGGAGCTAACGCATGACCATATACGCTACGTTCAACCCGATCGGCAGCACCAACCCGAAAGACCTGATCGACAACGCGCAGAACTTGGATCTCCTGATCCTGGGCCCGCTGCTCAGTTACCCGGATCGGAGAGGCGTCAACCGTCTGTCTTGGGCTGGTATCGAGGCAGCGTTTGCGGCGGCACAAGCCTCTCGAGCCAGCACTTTTACGACTACCCAGGCCACGAATCAGGCGGCTTTCGATACTGCGCAAACGGCGCGGGCCACCACGTTTACCGCCACGCAGGCAGCCAAACAAGCCGAGTACGACGCCGCGCAAGTTGACCGCGAAAACCGGTTCAATATGTGGCTCGATCTGTCTGGGTTTGAGAACCCGCCGCTCGTGTATACCGATGGCGTTACGCTCAAGGTTGATCGCGTAACGCAACTGATTCAGCGCAGCGGCAACCTTTACACCGTAAAGCGCCCTGCGACATTCCCGAAAACATTGACGGGAACCTGGGCGACCGACGCTCCCGGCTTGGTGCTTCGCAATGACCAGTCGATCCGACAGGACCTGGCAGACCCTACTGTCGGCGGGCTGATTATTGCAGCGCAACAGACCGGCGCCGGCGCGGCTGCGCGCACTGTCGCGGACAAGGTGCGCGAGTTCCCCTCGTTGGCCGACTATGGCGGCGCTGGCGATTGGAACGGTGCGACAGGGGCGGATAACAAGGCAGCGCTCGATAAGCTGCTGGCTGCGCATGCTGTGGCCTATGTCTTGCCAGGTCGCTGGAGATGCGGCGCCGCGGTCGATGTGCCGGCCGGCAAAAAGCTGGTTTTCCTGGGTGGCGGTGAACTGGTATTCACCAGCGGTTCACTGCGGATGGCCGCCGACACCGTTGCCGATCACGCCTTTATTTCAGGCAACGGCAAGACCAACGCCGCGAGCGGTTTATCGATTGTCGCCGGCGCGAACAACGTGCTCCTGAACCGTCCGAAAGTCCGTAGCGTATATGGCAACGGTATTGATAACAGTTCAGGGGCGCACAACTTACAGATCCTCAACCCTGACTTGAGCGACATCGGCGGTACCGGGATCGACCCGACCTTTCAAGGCATGGGCGTCTACTCGCAGGGCGGTAATGATTTGCGCGTGGAAGGTGGCGAGATACAGCGGACTTATGGCCAGGGCGCCATCTTCATTAGTGGCGGTGCCCGGCCAACGGTTCGACGGGTAAATATCCATGACACGTTCTATCGGGGGATCGAGCTCTTTAACAACCCGACCGGCGCGCTTGTGGGGTGGAACGAAATACGCCGCACGGGCGAAATTAACACTAGCGGAAGCGGTGTTGGCTGCAATGGCATCTACAGCATCGTAGCAAGCCAAAAAGACGCAATGATTATCGGCAATATCATTGAGGACTGCGCCGAAAACGGCATCGAGGGTAACGGTACGATCATCGGCAACACCGTAACTCGAACCGGCTACCGCAATCTGTCAACCCCAAGCAAAGAAGGCATCTTCCTCAACACGCGCGCCATCTGCAAAGGCAACACGATTACGGGTGCGGCTGGCGACGGGATCAAGTTCTACTCTTCCGTGAGCGGCCAGGAAACCGAAATCTACGGCAACACGATTGTTGACCCGGTGGGCTCAGGCATTACCGCTCAGGTTGACGGCGCGGGCGTGGTTTTCGGCAAGCTCAACATCGACGGCAACACGGTCTACGGTGCAAACGACCCATCCAAATTCGGGGTTAACGTCTTCCGATCGAATGGCGCCGTATTCGATCTGGCGAACTCCTTTGTAAATAACAACAAAGTGTTCGGCCGAGCGAATAACTCGGTGTCCAGCTTCATCGGCGTCGTCAGCGGCAACAGCTTTGACCCGACCGTGGCTTACTTTGGCGATGCTACCGGGACGGCCAGCAAGGCCAAGTCGTTTACCATGGTTTTTAATGCACCGGTAACCACTATCCGGGCTGCGCTGGCCAACACCGCTAACCCGTCAAAAGGCGACATCCTGCGCGTGGTTCGGGCTGCTACCGCCACGGGGGCTTTCGCCATTAACATAACTTCGGGCAGCGCCATTAAGCCGCTGACTGCCGCCGGGCAATGGGCTGACGTGGTTTATGACGGCGCCGCCTGGGTGCTAGTTGCTTTCGGAAGCCTATAACGTCGTCACACTTTAAACGCCCGCCACTGCGCGGGCTTTTTCATGCCTGGAGAAAAGGAATGCAGATCACCTCGCAGCAACTGCTGCAGATCCTCCCCAATGCCCGCCCAGTCGCGGGCGTTTTTTTGCCTGCGCTGAATTTGGCGCTGGCTCGCTACCAGATCAACACATCCAAGCGCGTGGCGGCCTTTCTGGCCCAGGTCGGGCATGAATCCGGTCACTTGACGCGCCTGGTCGAAAACCTGAACTACTCGGCCGAGGCGCTGGTCAGGACCTGGCCGAAGCGGTTCAACTTGGAGTTGGCCACAGCCTGCGCCCGCAAGCCCGAGCAGATCGCCAACGTGGTCTATGCCTCGCGCATGGGCAACGGGCCTGCGCCGACTGGGGATGGCTGGAAGTACCGTGGACGTGGCCTGGTGCAGGTGACCGGCTGGGTGAACTATCAGGCCTGCGGCGCATCCCTGGGCCTGGACCTGCTGACAAAGCCGGAACTGCTCGAACAGCCGATCTACGCCGCGCTGTCTGCGGGCTGGTACTGGTCGAGCAATGGCCTGAATGAACTGGCGGATGCTGGGAAATTCACTGAAATTACGCAGCGGATCAACGGCGGGCAGACCGGGGCGACCGATCGCCAGGCTATATATAGTCGTGCACTGGAAGTGCTGGGGTAGGTTGTGCAGTCGGCAGAACGCCAGGACGGGGCGCCCGAAGGCGCCGGTGGGGCGGGGTTATGTTCGCCTGCTGGTTCTATTTTCGATTGCGCAAGACGTACAGGAAAAACAACGGTATCCCGATGATGTAGCGGCGAAACAGGCGGCGCGGCTCTTTGCACAGACGGTACATCCACTCCATGCCTGTCTTGCGCATCCACAACGGCGCACGGTCCACCCGATTGGCGGCAAAGTCGATGATCGCGCCACCGCAGATGATCACCGTCGCACCGCTCGGCCGCTCCATCAGCATCTGTGCGACACGCTCCTGTTTCGGCATGCCCATTGCGAGCACCACGACGGACAGGTGCTCGGGGGTGTGGTTTGCATTGAAAAAGTCAACGTAGGCCTGATTGTCCTGGAAGCCGTCGATGGTATGCACTTCGGACGAATCAAACAGGGCGGCAGCGCCTTGGCTCAGCCAGGGTTCCTGGGTGCCCATGGCGAAATACTCAATCGGCTGCGTCGAGCTGGCGCGCAGCTTGGCCAGCAACTTGGGGATGAAGTCGGTGCCATTGAGGTTTAGACCGGGGTCTATGCCGTTGAGCTGGCAGGCAAGCTTGATGCCGATGCCGTCGCGCAGCAAGTAGTCCATGCTCTGGAAGGGCTTCAGCAGGTGCGGCTGCTGCTCGATCAGGTTGTATCCGTGCTGGTTCAAGAATCCTACGACGACGCCATCTCTGGTCTGACTCAGCTGATGCAGCATGCGCTCATATCCAGTGTCATCCAGCAGGGTCAGCTGATTCAAAATTGCATCGCTACTCATTAATTCTGTCATGTCTGCTTCCATTCAATAAAGCGAGCCCCAAACAAGGGCTTCGTCCGTGAGAAATCGCTGGTTTGCGATGATTATGGTATTAGGTTTGTGTGGGTGGCCGCCATAGGTTTGACGCCAAAAGGCGCCGGTGTGGCGGGTTACCGCATGGATCGGCCTACTCGGCGTGGCGGCGGTAGAGCGTTCTCGTCTGGAAGCCTGATGCCCTGGCTGACTCAAGTTCGCTTTGAGTGCAGTCAATCCACCATCCGTCCTCGGCGCTCCATTGCAAAATCGGCTCATCCGTCGCAGCGGTCGCCATGTCGAAGCCTGAGGTCCTGATCAGCTCTTTGACAAAATCCAAAGCGCTCACGCCGAGATCATTTATCAGCAGTTCACATACAGCTTCCAAATGTTTGCGCGAAACCAATAATTTGTCGCTCATCCCTTCACCCCGTCAGTTGTTGGTTGTTGCATCCGGGGGATTTAAACCCCCGGTCGGTCGTTGTATTCCGTGGCCTGTAGCGGTGTGGTAGCTGAAAAGCTGCTGAAACCGCATTTAGGCGTGACTGATAGTCCCTTTCTAGTCACCCATTTTTTTCGGCAGGGACTTCAGCCAATTTCGCACAGCTTGGTACTCGCCGTTCCGATAGCTGCCGAATGCGTAGATGAATGGCTTGCGGTGGTTGTGGCCGTCACGCGCCAGAAAATCCTTGCAGCCTTGCTCGGTAAAACAGGCCGTAACGAAGACATCGACATCCTTGATCGCGTATCGCTCCCAACCAGGAGTGTCTCGGTGTCCCTGGTGCAAGGCTTCCAGTCGGCGAGCCTTCGCTTCGTCTGCCTCGCAATAATCGCCACTCTCTGTCTCGACCCATTCGATGCGGTCGTGGTCGTGAGTGTCGAGGGTTAGAATGCCGCGCTTTTCCATCACGGCGAACATAGGCTGATCGGTGCGGCGGTTGTCCTGCGAATTGATCAGTGCACCAATCGCCTCCAGTTCAGCCAGTCTCGCCTTGAGCTGGTCGAGCTCGGCCAGCAGTGCGTCATAGTCGGTGGCGAGAACAACCTCGGGGCCATGCGGTGCATAGTTGATGCGGTTGCCAACTTCAGAAAGCATTTTCACGACTTTATAACGATGAACCTCGCTCATTGCTCGCCCTCCTTGCTCACGGCGTACTTCAGCGCCTCGGCCACCTGATCAGCCAGATCGCCAGAGTCACCAAATTCCTCATCGACAGCTTCGCCATCGGCATCGAGCAGGCTCACGGTGCCGGCGTCGCGTTCGATCTCGATAACCACCTGCCAGCCATCAGGAAGGCTGCCCGCTGCCATCTGGACGTTCTGGTACAGCTCGGCCTGCCGTTGTGCGTGACGATGAAAAAAGGCGTCCTTGCGTAGCGCCTCGACCTCACTCTTCATCCGGTCGCGCTCGGCAGTCACATCGATCAATTGAGCGGCAACGCAATCGCACTTCCCGAGCCATTCGCCATCGAGCTGGTGCACATCGCCCGAATCGCCGCAGCTCCAGCACGACGGGCCGTGCCGCCAAACCTCTAGCTCTTGCTCAAGTTGTTGGTAGGTCTGTTTGGTCTCGCTCATTGCGCGATCTCCTTTTTCGGCGTAAAGCGCGACGGCGCCCAGTCGCACACTTCATCCTCGGGGATATGCCCGAACATCATCGT